ACCGCAGGGGCTACTACGGCCCCTTTAGGTTGCTGATCTTTTTTCCTCTTTATCTCAAATCCGAATATATCCATAATATACCTTTATAATAAAAACACTACTAGAACGGTAATGGGAATGTACCGATCGGTGTATCAAAACTTACATTAATACCGAAGTCAGAACCTTCAGTTGTATTAGATGTCCAGTAGTTGTATGTCCATTCAACGTCAAATACTTCAATTACGTTATTTGTTTCATAATCCAACTGAATATTTGAAATTACAGATGGATATGCATCTCTAAACGTATAAGATTTGATTGCAGCTCCGTTTCTATCTAATTGAGTTACTAATAAGTCAACTTGATAATCACCAGGGTTTGTTCTACCATCAGTTTGGCTGTGGTTCATAATACCATCTGACCAACGCTCTAAAGCATTACGTACAGAGAATGTGGTATCATTATACACAGTTACAGTCCAAGGTGCAAATGTTCTTTCACCAGCAAAGTTAACTTGACGGCCTCTATAGAATACAGGTGTATTGTCTATAGTTGATTGTGGTAATTGCGCAGCTTTACACATGAACTGCGCATTTAATCCAACCAAAGTACCGGCAGTAACAAAGTTAGGAAAAGACAGATCCACTCGGAACTGATTGGCACGAGCGCCACCGCCAATCATCTGAGCTTTAAAATCACTTAAATTTGCCATTTTTGATTTCCTTTGTTATTCTTTATTATTTATATACTACGCACCAATTTCTTCAAAACTTACTTCACTTCGTGCAGCAATGAAGTTGAGTGAGATGAAGTTAATTGAGCGATTAGGTTTAATAAAGATATCGGCAACAAACTCGTTACGATCGATAACTTCACCAGTATTGTTTGTATCATCACATTTAACACGATAGTCTACAATACCTCTTCGACCTTGTACATCTCGTAAGAATGGTTCAACTAAGTTCTTGAACTGTGCTCTTGTAAATGAATCGTTAAATTCAAATAACTGATATCGAGCAGCAATTGCAATAGCTTTTTCAAGAACGATGAACAATCTACGAACGTTAATTCTATCAAATGCACTTGGTTTAGCAAGCAATGTTTTATCACCAAAGAGAACTGTACCTTCACCAGGGAATGTAACCACTGGGTTGATACCGCTTTTATACATATTATCTCTTTCAGTTTTGCCTGGGTTAACAGCAAGTTTAACTACGTTCTTAATTTGACCGCGGTTTAAACCACCTGGTGACCACCATGCATCGTTTGTATAATCTGTTCTAGCACATAGACCAGCAACATCACCATTTAATGGAACCCAACGGTATGTATCATTATATCTATCATATTGATACTTATAACCAGAATCCATAACAGCGTATGAAGATGATGGTAATTCGTTTCTATATGCAATAAGTTGATTGATTGCATCAGAACCATTACCAATAATAATATCACCTGAAGTTATATTGATCGGTGATAAGAAGACTACACAGTCTTTTCTCACTTCAGCAATATTACTAATTAGGTAATCTGCAGTTTCATGTGGTGCTCTACCAGCTAATACTAATGAAATATCATATAAGTCTGTATTAGCAAATGGAGCAAATGCAGTTTGAATTTGACCTTCGGTTGCTTCAATATTTAAAGTACCACCTGAAAGTGAAAGTGTTTGTGCAGATGCTAAATCTTTGAAACCTTTACCAGCTTCTACTTCAGTACCAATATTAAGTAATAATGATGTATCAGAAATAGTTGATCCGTTTACAGTACTTGTAGATGCTACCTGTGTTGTATGATCCATCCACCAAATATATCGTGAATTAGCATTAATAACAGTTTTATAGTATCTGTTTGTACCATCAGCAGCTTTTGCATCAGCAGCTTTAGAAACAAATGCAAATTTTTCTAAGATGTTTCCTGGAGTACCAGTGATTAATCCTTTTTCGTCAACAACAACAATATGCATTTCATCGCCTTGGCAGTTTTTACCAGCAGCATATTCTGATGTTTGAGGTTGACTATCAAATTCATCTTTATAAGTCCAAGCACTATATGTTGTATAGTCAGCCATAGAAACTTTAAGTGAGTTACCTAATGAACCTGGATATTTAGCAGCCCATGGTCCAACAACACCACCACCATTTACATAGTAGTTATTGTAGTCATCAAAGTTTTTAATTTTAAAACCAGTAGTTGTTAAAGTAAATGTTGCTGTAGCAGTTGTACCTGAAGAAGCAGATAAAGTTACTTCAGCTGTATCTGGAACACCTTGGTCATCACTTGTATAACCATAACCAGCATTAGTAACTGTAATACCTGTAACTTCACCAGTTTGTTCATCAATAGTTGCTACCGCTGTAGCCTGTATACCACCAGCTAAGTCTGGTGCAGAAATAGTAACTGTTGGAGCAGTTGTATATGAATCACCAGGATTAGTTACGGTAATTGCTGTAATAGAACCTGATTGTTCAGCAACAGCATTAAGCGAATTAGTATCTACTCGTGATACTAATAAGTTATTTGTGTATGATAGGAAGTTTGCGGCTGTAAAGAACGATTGACTGTTACCAGTAGTTGGTGCACCAAATCTTTCTACAAGTACATTCTCAGATGTAACTGTTACTGGCTCTTCAACTGGACCCCAAACAAATGTACCAGCAAAAGCACCAGCAGATGTAGAAACAGCAGGAACTATATTAGTTAAGTCCTGTTCTGTTACCAATACTCCCGGAGATAATTGAAACGCCATTATGTTTCTCCTTAATTAATGTATGATTAGAGTTTCCTCTATATCGTATATTTATATGTTTATAATATTCAAAAATTCGCCAACACTTGTTCTCGATCATCTTCTTGACCATCATTATAAAACCCAAATGGTGTCAGCTCATCTTCAATCTGCTGTATATGAGATTCGTACATCGATTGTCTCATATTAACATCATTTAAGTCTTTAAAGTATGGATTAGAAGTCAACCAACTAAACAATACCAAAGTCATAACTAAATCATCATGATAACCCTCATCTGCAGCAAATGTTCCACGCTTTTCAATAAAGGTTGATAACTCTGCAATGGTATCGATATCCTGAATAAGTAACTTATTCTCTTCTACCATCGACTTCAAATTGGTACACCCAATTCGTTTAACCTTTTTGTCAGTAACAACTCCTAATTGCGTTTTACCTCCACCAAATCCACCGGAGACAACTTGCCCATTGGAACCTCTATTGACAAAAAGCATATTCTCATATTCAAGTTCTGAGTAGAGTATTGATGCTACCTGTTCACTTGAATTTACTTCTATTAATACGTATGCATTATTATATTCTGTTGCTATTTTATGTAATACATTTGGGTAGAGCAGTGGACTTATCTTGTTATCCCTATACTTTCCTACCTGTTTATATGGTACTTCTGTAATATCTATTATATTAAACGCAGAATAATCGCCACCAACACCCTTTGCAGTATCAGCAACAATAACATATGTATGTCCTTTTTCAGGCTTATTAAATATATCTAAGCCATCTTTACTATATTTATTATTTGTAGGATTTAGCTTTGCAATAACATCTGCTCGTATCAATGTTAAGCTAGATCCTAAGAATGTACATAATACTTCTTGGTTAAATTTTAACTCACCAAGCTGCCTTTTTTGCTCTTCTGCCCACTTTTCATCTCGTCCAGGAATACGATTATATGGTATAAACAGTGGTATAAAGTCATTATTTCCTTCTTGAGCATCATTCCAGAACCTCCAGAAATGATTATATCCTAATGGTGTAGAAGATAATAAGATCTTTGTTGTTGTACCAGCAGAAATTGTAGGATAAATTGATGTAAAAAAGTCTTCGGCAACATTGTTTGGTATAATTGCGGTCTCATCAACATATAACATGTTAACAGATTTACCACGAATACCAGAACTTGATGTTGCTGCAGTAAATACAACTGCATTATTTTCTAATTCAATATCACCTTTATTCCATGTTACTACACCTTGTTGCATCCATTTAGGCAGATTCTCATACATTAATTGGTATCTGCTAAGTACTTCCCTCGCGGCGGCTGCTTTGTTTGCCAATATGGCGACCGTTTTAGAATCTTGAAATATAGTGTACCATAGAATGTACGCAGCACTTGTGGTAGTCTTACCTTGCTGCCGACCTTCCATAAGAATGACTTTACGATTTTCATGTATTATTTTAACCTTTTCACGTTGACAATCATATAATTTAAATGGTTGTAGACCATGGTCTAGTGTAATAATCTTACAATAGTTCTCAATAAAATAGATCGGATCTTTACGACATTTACGAAGTTCTATAACATCTTCTTCTGTAAATGGTACTGTCACACCCGCTGCTTTTAAATTAGGATTACCTAAATAAACTTGTGCCATTAAAATTGCGCTTCCCAGTTCTCTGTGAGTGGATCATCAGGCGAAGGCTGGGTTGCTGTATATTTTGTGTTTATAGGTTCTGAAAGATTAGCATTAACTGTTGTAATAACACCTTGTTCATTAACATAACCATAAACGTTTGTCTTCAACTGAAAGTTCAGTGTATGAGTAACAAACCGCCTTGTCTGAAAATCACCATCATATTCGTCATTTACTTGTACTGATTGTAAAATCACAGGAACATCTTGTACAATATCTAAAGCCGGTAATGCATTAACTGCCAATGTATATTCAGGTGTGAATATTGGCAAGATCTGTTCTAAGATTTGCATACCATCTTCTTGTGTTTTTGTAATAATATATAAACTAATGTCAATATTATATGGAGCAGGACTAAATACTGATTTCTTATTAGATCCATTTAAATTCTCACATGTAATCTTATTGAGTTTATTTGTTTTTCTTGTTGGGTCATAAGCATAACTTACAATTTCAAAACTCATTCTTGGTAATGAAACATATGTATAGTTATTTAGAGATGGATCTCCATCTACTCTTACTAACCATTTTTCTTTTGGAGCATATGCTAATGGTACTTGAATTGTTTGTTCCACTTGACCATCATTATTTGCTCTTTGAATTCTAATATCAGAGAATAGACGACCAAAAGCAACAATACTTTTTCTTATTGCGCCATGGTAATATGTTTGATCGTTTAACATTAGTTAACTTCTCCAAATGGATTATCTTCTGAGAATAGAATATCAGCGCCTTCTTCTTTAAATTTATTATTGTCACCAAAAGAATCTTGTTTATCTAGATTCTCAATATAAGCAACTGCTGTAGCCTGTGTACCACCGTCTGTTGGTGTTAATGTGACTGTAGGTGCTGATGTATATCCAGATCCTGGATTATCAATACGAATCCTTATAACTTCTGTAGTGTTAACACCGGCTTGATCTCCAAGTATAGCTGTTGCAGAAGCAGTTGTATATAATGGAGGTGGATCAATTGTAATTGTTGGAGCTGAAGCATAACCAGAACCAGGATTAATAATTGATATACTTGTGACTTTGTTGTTAGAAACTGAAGCTAATGCTGTTGCAGTATCTGACCCTGTATCTGGATCACTAATTGTTACTGTTGGTGTAGATGTATATTCAACCCCTCCATAAGTTACATTAATTGCAGTTAATGCACCATTTGTAACAGTTCCAACTGCTAATGCAGTAGATTGAGCAGCCTGTGGCGCAGAAATTTCAACTGTTGGAGCTGTATTATATCCTATACCTCGGTTTGTTACTCTTATTTCTCTTATTGTGCCATTTGGTACAACATCTGTACTAAATGATTTGAGTGATTCGAAGTCATCAATCTGTTTAATACCAGTTTCCATTCTTTCAGAAGCATATTGAAAGAGTTCAACTTCAAGTTTATACACAAAGAGTTTACCAATCTGATAGAAAGGATCTTGATGTTGTACAAACTTAATTTCAAATAAACCATCTGTTAAAGGAAAATATAATAAGTCACCTTCATTTGGTCGTGATGGTATTGTTGTAACACCAAATCGTCCAACTAATTGATCCCAGCGTCTTCTTGCTACAGTTAATGTAGCAGATTGTTCCATCATCATACCACCGAATCTTTGGATGAATGCACCTTGGCCTTCAAAGCCTTCAGCATTTTCTAAGTACATTTCAATAGCAAATGCTTTCTTAAATTTAGAAAGTCGGTCTTCGCCTAGTATCTCATCTTTTGCTACAAGTTCTCTTGGTATATAATAGAAATTTTGACCGTAAATAGAGATTGACTCTACAATAATATCTTCATGTAGTAAGTGTTCTGACCTAGTGCCGTGACTGAAATAGACTGAACGTGGCATTAGTTATCCTAAAAAGAATTCAAGTGGAGCTGATTTATTAATTAACTCATCTTCTAGTTGTGAGATCTCATTGTTTGCTTCATCAAACAAAGCATTACCATCAAGTGTTACACCACCTGGTAATGAGATACCTGTAAATTTCTTAATGTTTGTTGCCCATTGTCTTTTAATAAGTGCTGATGTATACTTTTTCAACCATGGTTCATTCCAAACTTTAGACCATTCTGTAGGATCTAATGCTCGATAACATTCAACAATGATATATTCACCGAGGTTAATATCAGAACCCCAATTAATATCTAAGAATAAACGACCTTGCATACGATTAAATCTGTATATTGGGTGACCATTCAGTTCTAAATCTAATAAAGCAATGTGTTGCATTACTTGTTTATAATAGATAAGTGAAACTGATGTTAAGTCATATAAATCATTTAATCTTAATTGATATTGTAAATCAAATAAGTTCTTTGAAGTAGAAGCTGCAGCAAATGGGATAATACGATTAACACCATAGACTAAGTCAGGCAAATCAAAGTACTTATTGTCATATGTACCTTTAGTGACTGATGTCAGTGTTGTTGATGTACCAGAAGATTCACCTACAATCTGTTCGCCCAGTGTAAAATCGCCATCAATATCTTGTACTAATAATGTATTACCACTAGATTCTCTCCATGCACTTACAGAAGAATCCATTTCTCGTGTAACTCTTGCTTTAGTTCCAGATGTTTGACCTGTTACTATTTCATTAAGAGTAAATCCTGAAATTGCTGTTGTCATAAGCATCTCAGATGCAGTGACTTTTTGTTTTAAGTAAACTCTTTCAATACCATCAAAGTGATATTGTCTCCAGTATTCAAGTGCTTCATCAACACGATCTTCTATTTGAGAATCATCGATGTTAATCTCAACAACTGGCTCGCCTAAGTCTCTTAAGCAGTATTCTATTAATTGTTGTCGTGTTGTAACAGCCATTTTATTTCCTAATTGTTCTTTATATTATTTATACTATGCTGTAAATGTATCTGATGAAGTGAATGTATGATATGTATATCCACCAGATTCTGTAACTGTTCCACCGGTTCCTCTTTGTGAACCTGAATATCTTATTATAACTATTCCTGATCCGCCGTTTGCTCCAGTAGTGCCTCCAACACCAGATTGGCCGGCTCCACCGCCTCCACCTCCACCAGTGTTTGCTGTTCCTGCAGTAACTGTTCCCATATTGGTACCACCAGCTCCTCCACCACCAGAGCCTCCTGCTCCACCTGAGCCGCCAGAATTACCACCTCCGCCACCTCCGCCTCCTGCGTAGGTTGTTCCATTTTCCCAGGTTTTTCCAGCTCCACCAGCTCCACCATTATTGCCTGATCCATTTGCACCTGCAGCACTAGCACCACCCCCGCCACCAGAACCTTGATATCCTCCGGCAACAGAAGTTCCTCCAGCAAAACCTTGTCCAGATGTTCCTGCGCCACCAGCATATGATCCACCTCTGCCAGATGCTCCTCCACCAGATCCGCCAGGTTTTCCTGGTGTTGCATCTAAACCACCTGTACCACCGCCGACTGCGGTTAAACTATTAAACGTAGAATTAGATCCATTTGGATATGAATTAGGAGCATTAGTACCTGGAGCACCAGCGCCAATAACAATAGGAAAACTAGATCCTATTGTAAAAGTGTCAGTACCTGAAATATAACCACCAGCTCCACCGCCGCCACCATGTGAACCTGTACCACCACCTGCTCCGGCAACAATAAGATATTCAACACCATATTGTAAACCTGATTGATCTGCATTAACCCATCCGCCAGAAGTATTATATAGTTCTAATCGACCCGTTGTAGTGTTATAATATGCTTGACCATTAGACGGATTACTTGGACGATTTGCTTGAGTGCCAGATGATAGTA